TTGAGCAATCGGTGTCCAGTTGCTTGTTGTTTCTTCACCAGTTATTCCGTTAATGATTTTACTTACTGCCATAATATACCTACCTGTAAAGCACGTTTAATGTGCCCCCATCAAAATTAGTGCCACCTTCATCAACAATATTAATTCTGTCTAACGCTGCAGATAAACTTATTCTTGATATGGTTTGAAGAAACGAAGAGGTGCTACCAGCTTCAGAAAAACTCTTTACGTTTATACTCCATTCATTACTAGCTATTTTAAAACAATCTGCCCGAAAGTTATACTCTGCGTTATAAAAAGCAATTGGCACACCGCTAACCGAGGCATTTGTGTTGACGTAAAAATTACTGCTTTGGTTATAAAAAACAGACAGTTTATAACCTGACGTTGTTAATCCGTTAGTGTCGCCTAGTTGAAATACGGCTTTATTTGTACCAGCGTTTCTATGAACACCTGCCCCAATAACCATTACCTCTTGAACACCAGATGGTATGCCTGTTATTGTATACGATGCAGCGCCATTTGTTGTAACAGGTGTCAAAGCTGTCCATTCACCAGCCCCTGTTACAGTTCCTGTAAACGCAAAGTTGTCGGCTAGGTCTAAGATTGTATTATCTACTGCATCTGTTTTAAGAGCAGGTGTGTCTATTTTACTTAGTGCCATTTGTTTCTCCTACATAAACCATTCCAACTTCTTGTTTTCTAATAGGATTCCAACGCATCCAATTCCAAGGATGTTTAATTCCTTCATCATCCACCCAGGATTTACCTACACGGATTATTTTATTTTTATATTTCCACATTGTGTGCTCCTATCGGGCGTTCGAATATTTTGCTGGGCTAGACCCAAATGCAAGATAAATATAGCTTGACTGATTAAAATTTGGACTGCTACGCCGCCATTTAAATCCGTTACTTAATAGGTCTACATCGTTATCTGTTTTCTCTGTTGCATTGTCGTCTGCTGTAAGAGCGTTATTGTCTACGTTATAGCCTAGCCGCTTGTTATCGTATATCATCCACTGTGTTCCAGAGGATGTTGATTTCACCATAAGCCAAGCTGGGCAAAAACCTAAATGCACATAGGTTCCATCGGCAGATGAATTTCCGCTGTAACTGCCAGCCTTACAGTACCCTTCGATGTCTGCAAAACAATAAGCAATCATGTTGTTACCGCTTGTTCTATCCCAAGAATTAAAAACAGTTGCGGTAGCACCGCCAGCCGCATTTCCTTTTCCGGCAGTTGAATTTAAAAGAAGATAATCATCAGACCCATCAACAAAATCTGTGTAAACAAGCCAATCACTGCTAGCACTTCGTTCTTTTTGAATAACCATAGTTGGTTCAGTTGCTAACCCGTGCGCTACTGTGCCTGTGTTTGTGCCATTCGCTACATAACTTATAATCGAAAACCCTGACTTAACGCTTACAGAACCAGAACTGTCAATTGTGCCTACACCAGTTGCAGACGCATCGTTGCTGAAGGCTGTGTTAGCTAACCAATTCCAAGATACAAATGCGTCATTATTATAATTCACTTGATTTCTAGCACCAAGCGTAAACCCATCACTGTTAAATGCAGTTAATGCGTTACTATACCCTGTACCGGCTTCGCTATAATTTTCATTTGTTACAAGTGCGGTGTCAGTGCCTACACCCCTTACAGAGTCTTGCACAACATGATGTCCTGTGTAACTAGACGAGCCTTCATCTCTTGATTTCATCCAAACCCAGTCAGGCTGAAAGCCAACGCCAGTAATGCTTTGAGTTCCACCGTTGCCAGTATACAGAACTGTGTTGAAATACTCAGACCCATCAATTATCTCAGGCTCAGGCAGGTTGGCTGAACACAATGCAAGGAAGTCAGATGGAGGCGCATAGAAAAAGTCACCCTGCCCATTAGCATCAGAAGCACCAGCAGAGCCGCTTGTTCTGTTGCCAGCGAAACTACTGTCTTGACCAAAGTTGGCTACGATTTTATTATTATTATCATACGATTGCACGAGTGGAAAAAAGTTTTTTGGAGCACTTAACGTAACAGTTTCATTTGTTCCTGCCGATGGATTGCCTGTTGCATCCCCAGACGAATTATAGAAGTCACCATTGTAACCAAACCACATTTTTCCAGTGTCACAATCAACTGCCATTTGCACAAGCATTAGCCTACCGCTCGAACCCGTATTAACAAATAGATTTGTTGACGATGATTGATTGTTTTGGGCATTTGCGTTTGTGCTATCAATCGCCATTCCAACAAACCCAGTAAGTACTTGCGCCGAAGATGTAAGACTCATACTATCCACAGCCACACCCAAAATAATTCTTTGAGAATTCACAGTAGTGGTTGCTTCAAAATACCATTTTCCTGACGCTGGTAATTTAAATGTTGACCTCGAAGCTCTCCAGTTAGCGTTGCCTGTCTGAGCCAATGAGCCCTCTGACAAAGCTGTCGCATTATCTAAAGCATTCAAAACAGCAAAATTATTAGTCGGGCTGTCAGGCACGACATCGTGTGCGGCTAGATTGATTGCAGTGAAATCATTGTTATTTGCGCTTTCATCGTCACCGATTGCGCTACTGTCATCAAAAGGAAGGTAAAAACCATTTGTACCGTGTGAACCTGAGTATTCTTGCGGAATCCACACCCCATCTTTTGTCTCGCCAAAACTGCTTGGAGTCAAAGCTAAACCATCAACATGGTGAACTTCTGCAATGTAACCATCAAAAAATTGTACAACAGTATTATGATGCCCATCGCCGATATCGTGTTGGTATGTGCTATTAATATACCAATCGCTGTTTAATGGCGGTGCGCCGTGTCCATATTGATAAGCACCTGATTGGCGTTCACCATTTATATAGATTTTTAAACGGTCATCGGCTGTAGAATTAGTAGTATCCATAACTGCCATTATGTGCATCCAAGCAGACGTATCACGCAGAAGCCTGTCTGCTATAAAAGAATAATAACTAGCACCATCTACTCGTCCATCCATAAAAAACATTAGTCGGTTGCCACTACCAATACTAATGTCTACGCGCCTGTTAAAAACATTACTTCCTGCAGAAAAAATAGAATTATTGATAGCGGTAGTATGTAGACTTGATAATTTTATCCAACAACTAAAACTCCAAGTTTTACGATTACTGCTACTACTTGGGGTTCTGTGTAAAACAGGGCTACTAGCTTTATCAAAACGCAGAGACTGGTCTATACTGTGCGGATAGAAATCACTACCTGCGTTATACATCCATTGAGATGCGCCAAATGGTCCACTCATAATTATCTCTCCTTATGCAAATGCAAGTTGTGGTGTACCCAATAATATTCTTGTTGATGATACATAAGTGTAAGGCACAATATCTGTTGTATTAGCAGTTGTAGATAATAAAATACCTAATGCACCTGCTGTTTCAAAGTTACTACCTAATGATAATACTCGACTGCCTGTTCCATCTTGTATAAACACAATAAACCCTGACTGTCCTACACGACCCGTAGTTGGATTAGCTAATGTAACAGAATTTGTTAATGTGAGAATAAAATTTTGATATGCATTTAAATCTAAAGTAACACTGCCTGTAACGCTAGCTGTTTGCGTAGTAGCTACAACACTAGTTGGGAAAGAAATATTATCAGCAAGTTGATTATCTCCTACTGATCCATCTGGAGCTACTGTAGTTTGCACAGCCTTACCCTGATACACTACATAGAAGTCATCTGTGCTTGCTACGTTGCCTGTCATCGCAAGCGCAGTTCCGTTTGTAGTATATGCTATTCCAGGCTCTTGTCTTACGTTGTTTACAAATATTTCTAACTCGTTAGCGTTAGCTACTGGTGTAATAAGCGTATATGTTGCACCACCATTACCTGTAATAACTTGTTTAGCTAAAGAAGAAAAGTTTGTATTTGCTTGATTACCAATGTAACCCATAACTAATCCCCCTATGTACTAATAGCGTCAACAGCAGATACCCAAGCGTCAAGTGAGCTTGCAGTGTCAGATACAATCCAAAGCCTATCCCCTGATTGTACTACAATTTTAGCACCACCATCTAATGCTTGGAGTGTTGATCCTGCTGGAATTGGTGCGTCTTTTATAATGTAATACCGATTGGCTAAATTGTCTGTTGCTCCTCCAGTTAACATATATACTGATACTGTAATTTGTTGAGCAATTCTATTTGCTAGATTTATTCCTACAATTGTGTCATATGAGTCGAAATTACCGCCATCAGGAATATCAGTTGCCGAGGTTCCAATGGACTTTTCAACATATCTTCTAAAATTTTGTGCCATAAAGACCTCCTATAATGCAATTGACATTGCAATTGAAAAACCGTTTGTAGCAAAATTGCTAGTATCGGTTGCCTGAATAGGTAACCATGTACCTACTGGTGCTCCTGTACCTGATGGCGCTACTGAACAATACTTAACAGCGTTATCTGTTGTGTTGTAATACAAGTCACCTACGGTTACTGTCTTGCCAGCTGCTTCGTGTGCATCTTCAGCATCTGCATCTGTGGCATAGTTACCATAATACTTTTCATCAAAGTTAGCTACGCTACTAGCCGCTTGGTCTGCCCAATAAGCCGCTGAATATTTAGCAGTTCCTCCAGATCCCGTAACAGGAGTAGCCATAACAAAGTTACCACCACCCAAGGCCCATTGTTTTGATGAGCCAGAAGTGTTACCGGCTTGAATACCAACTGCATACTCTTTAGAAGAGTACTCTGTGTTATCAGCTGTAGTTGTGGTTTCAGTTGCCCAGTCTTTAGCGTTACCTGCACCTGAAGAATGGTCAAGACCTGCTGGTCCACCAATAGCCCATGCTTTAGCTGAGTAATCTGAAGTGCTTGGTACTACACCATCTACTTTTACTGCATAGTTTTCTGACTTAGTAGCTTGTGTTGTTGCTGTAGTTGCAAATCCACTTGCACTATCTTTAAAGTCTTCTGCTTTCGCATTATAGTGTAATGCTGAATAACCTGCGGTACTTCCATCTGATAATGTAAATTGAGAATCTTCAGGGTTAATAGCTAATTTTTGTGCATCTGATTTGCTATTACCTGCAGAAGTTGCACTTGCTGTTGACTTTGCAGAATAATGTAAAGCAGAATAATTTGTACCATCAACAGTACTGTCTTCTGCTTTAATAGCCCAATCTTTTGCTGGACCTTTATTTGCAGTATCAGTTACGCCTGTACCTCCTATTGCCCACGATTTAGAAGAGTGATCGCTAGTAGTAGGTACAACGCCATCAATTTTAATTGCATAATTTTCTGATTTAGTTGCAGAAATACCTGAAGCTGATGCGTTAGAGGAAGAAGTTGTTACTGAACCTGCCGCTAGTCCAGCTGAATCAGATGCGGCAGTTGCAGAGGATGCCGCATTAGTTTCTGAAGTTTTAGCGCCAGACGCTGCAGTTTGTGCTGCAAGAACGTCAGCTGCAACGTTAGATGCAATGCCTGCAAAAGAGGTATCTTCGCCTGCAAATAGACCGCCTCCTTCAGGATCTGCTGTTGCACCTGTAGGATTAACGGTAGGGCTAGCTGGTGTACTCATATCAATCCACTCCCACTATAATTAATCTGTATGTTACCGCCTCTCGCGTTACGTTTATTATCTTCATCGTTTAAAGATTTAATTTCTTCTGAAAACAACATTCCGTATTTTTGCGCTTGTTCGTCATCTTGTAAATAAAAAAATGTTTCTGCAAGTGCGCCATTAAGCAATATCCTTTCGTTCTCATCTCTAAGCCAGTTAGGAACTAATTGTCCTAAAAAATCAGTTGCTACTGGAGTTCCACCTGTTGCAGTAGCTTCTGCTAACGTTGCATATGCAGTAGTCACATTATTTAATGTAACAAGATATAACGTTACCGCACCTTCCGTTCCAGCAGTTACTCCATTTAATAATCCTGCCGCATAGTTTGAAGGTGTTACACTATAATCTGCATTTAAAGCAGGTAATCTTTTATAGTAATAAAGCTCTATACCTGTAGCAACACCTCTACTTCCATCGTTAAATCCTGGAGATAGTATAATAGTGTTTGCTTGACGAGTCCAATACGGACCTTCGTTATCTGTATAAGCATCATTAAAAGTTCTTACGTCAACTTTTTGATTAAATACTCTTGTTGTAGTTTTGTTCGCGTCAACTTCTCTTATCTGTATAAACTCAATAAGGTCAGAAGGTATTGAAAGTTCAGTTCGACTTGGCAAGTTATTACTTGACTTTGTTGTTGCCGCTATAAGGTTAGCTGAACTATAAGAAATTACTTGTTCTAGTGGGGGTACTCTCAAGGTACGATATGCTTTATCTGCGGCATAACGTAGACAATCTTGAACAACGCCATCACTAAGAACCTGCTCATCTCTGTTTGACCAATTGCGAACAAGGGCTGTAAGTTCACCGTATGTTCTTGCCATTTTGTTCTCCTAATTAAGTATTAACTAGCAAATCAGAATATTCAGACATAAGAATCTTTTTTAATCGTGTTAAGTTACTAGGGTTGCCCATAAACTCTGGATCATGTAGATCTAATTTATGGTCTTGTAGTATTTTAATTGCTACGATATCAGGTATAGTTGCCATCTTTCGATATCCATCTGTACGCTTACCAAAGTAATCTTGTTTATCTCTTTCGAGTTTAGCATGATTAATATATTCTGTAATGTCTTGCTTAGCTTCCCATTCCTGGGTTTCTAAATCAAATCCTGCATGAATACTTTTATTTTTTCCTACAGTACCACTGTGGAATTTAAATTCATTATTTGTTGCCATTGTGTCCTCTTACCTAATTAAGGTGCTTCTGTATAAGATACAAAGCGTCCTGACTTTCCAATATACCCAAGTCTTGCGCCTGTAGTACCAACTACTGCGGGTGCGGCACCGACTGCTACTGTCGCACTATTGGGTGTAAAGTGAGTGATTTTATAACCACCAGTACTTACTGGCGTAGTACGCCATATACATGTTTCTGCGGGGTAAGTATTCCCGTTAGCAAGTTTAATAACTAGCATTTACTGTACTCCTATATTTTATTAACCTTTAAATTTCTTTTTCATTTTCTTTTTCAATGATTCTATACTTCCTGGCTTGCTTTCTTTTACTTTGTTAGCCTGTGTAGTATTTGGTGAAGTCCGTCCAGCCCCGTCTTTTTGTTGTAGTTGAGCTGTACGCGTGACTGATTCTTGAGCACCTTTATTTTTATTTTTATGATTAAGCATATTCATTTCAGTGCGTGTCATTCCTTCATAAGGATTTTTTGAAGCTGAACCTGCTTGCATACCCTTAGGCGGAATAATAATGCTTTGACCTACACGAATTTGATTAGCATTTTTAATACTTGGGTTAGCCGCCAGTAAAGCTTTAAGCGTCATTCCTTTACTTTTAGCAATTTGTGATAACGTATCACCTGATTTAATTTTCATAGTTATCTCCCTTTAAAAATCATTCCACCGTTTGACTTATAAACAGGATCAAGCACCATTTTACCATTTTTAATGGTGTAAGGTGATTTAATTTGTTCATTAAGTTGTGCTGGTTTTGGTCTAGGTTTTGGCATTGACACTTTGTCTTTCTTTTTAACGGGTCTAGGTTTTGGCATATCCATAGTTAATATCTCCTATAATTAAAAAAGGGGAAAGCCCTTAAGCTTCCCCCTTCTATTAAACCTATTCGAGGCCGTAGATAGCACCACAACCAAGTGGGTTACGTACTTCAAGAGTACATTCTTCAACCATCATACCTTTGGTTGAGTCACCCTGCTGACCTACATCAACCTCTGCGAGAGGACGCAGATAGGCTGTTGCGAACCACATTGGATCATATACCAATGCAGAGAAGTTAGCAAGGTTAGTAACACCTGCTCCACTGTGAGCAACGTTGTTGTTACCTGTAAAGAAGAAGTTGTTTGTCAAGCCCATTACGTAGTTAGGAACTACCATAAGGTCACCGAAGTCTGACATGTAGATATCTACTGACTGACGAAGCTTGCCTGATGCATCAATGTTACGCTGTACACCTGTATCACCAACCATCAGGTCAGAGAAGTCACGACGTAGCTTTGGTGAAAGCATAATCTTTGTTGCCTTACCACCCTGTTCGTAAATCTTCTGCATAACACTATCAATGTTAGTCAATGCAAGTGGATCACGATCTGGTGCAGTTGTTGAACCAGCAATGGTTGAACGTGCAACAGCTGTACCGTCTGCATCTGTACCTGCACCTGTTGTTGCGGCAGAAGGAGCTTGGAATTCACCAACATAGTCAACAGTTGTTGCTGAGTTGATAAATGACTGGTATCCACCAGCGGCACGTGCATTTGCATTCTGTACGCCAACAGCGCCTGATGTGTTCATTGAGTGAATCATATCAAACTCAACATCACGACGTAGTTCTGTACCACGCTTCTTTAGCTGATAAGCATACTCATCTGCTACGCCAGCCTGATCGACTGCACGACGTGTTCCTGATACTGCAATTGTCTTACCGTTGATCTGAGTATAGTTACCCAAACGTGTGCGGTTAGGACCAGATACTGCAAACTTAGAACCAGTTGCTGGAGTTGCGCCTGTACCACCTGAACCATCAGCTGTTGGTGCAATGTAGTCTGTGCCTTCGCCAACCCGTGAGTTGCCTGGAGCTTCTAGTGTGTCTGTCTGCCATTCGTGATAAATAGCAGTTGCCTTTGCTTTCCCAATAGATGAGATAAAAGGAGTTTCGTCACGAGTAATCATCGTGATAAAGTTAGCAAGATCTTCCCGCTGAGAAACATCTTTGCCTGTACCGCGTGCTGGTCCCTGTGGGCCACCAGTTCCGCGTACGCCTAAATTATTAGCCATTTTAAATTATACCTCCGAGGTATTAAATGTTTGATAATGAGCGTTCTGCAAGTCCTCTTAAGAAATCCATTTGATCTTCACTGCTAGCGTCATCACTAAATGCTCTTTCTCTTACCCGTGACTTGGCATCAATTTCTTTTTGATTTCTA